GGTTGCAGGTACGATAGTAAGCAACGCCATCGTTGAGGCACTAGGCCCTCGATAGATGGCATAGCTTGTCAAGTCAGTCAGCGGGCTTCCGTCCGCATTGGTAGTCGGAGGGGTCCACGTAAGATTCGCTTTGCCTGCCACCGGCCCGGCGGCATTACTAGCTGAAGAACACCCAGACAAGATTAGCGGAATACTTAGAATAATTCCGACAAGTATTGCTATAACTCTCATTACATCCACCCTCGCTGTGCTAGCCGTTGTAGGGGCAAATGACACTCACTCACCACTGTAACATAGCCGGTTCTAGTCCCCGTCGCCAGATAGTCCAACTTCCACGACGGAAATGTCGAACTCATAGTAATAATCTGCGGCCCTCGATCTTCCCAAGTCAGCACCAGCGCCTTCGTTAGTCCGCATTGCTGGATAATAACTGCGGAGACGGCTTGCGGGTCTAAGGTTCTCTCGCGCTTTCCGTGCGCGTCTCCCAGGATCCACACAAACAAGCCGCTAGCCGTCAGTGCGGCTACCTGCGCTATCAACAGCAGGTGTTTCTCCGCTTTAAATGGTAAATGCATAGCTGATCTCTGTATGACTCATGTCTTTAACGTCTTTAGTCAGAATCACCACGCGAAAATAATCGAACGCATGTTGCCATGTTCGTGCTAGATCAAACGCCTTGGACGTAGCATCAGCGTCTAGCGCTAGTATAACACGTCTTGTGTATCTTTGCAACTCCGCCACCTTATCTGTGTTTAGATTCGTTCCAAGCAAGGCCACAGAGCGCACTAGCCGTGCGCTTATCTTGATCGCACTCATCTGATCTTCAACTAAGATTGTCGGTAGTTGTTCCGTGCTAGGGCCATACCAGCTCATTAGCGGCCCTACTTCACTCTGAAAAGTTAGGCTCTTAACTCCGGCGATAGCTTTCTTATCCCCTAGTTCAGTACCGCCCCAGGGGAGGCGTAAAGTATGGCCCCGAGTCGTTCCTCGGGGCGCATAAATAGGCAGCACATAGCGCAGATTATCGGTGTAAACGTGCTGTTTCAGTAGCTTAGGGTTTACTCCAAATCTAGCGCTCAGTTTTTCTGCCTGAGCATCGCTTAAGCTAAGTATATCCCCGCGATAGGGGCGCAAGGCGGCTTCCTCGGAGACTCTCGCTGTGTCATCGGACATTGAGAGCGCTCCGGGAATGAACACTCCGCCCTGCTCGCCGCACGAAGCGCGGAAGCAATGCCATAGCAGCTTTACTCCCTCACGCTTCACTGTAAAGTTACGCTCCCCGCATGTCGGGCATTCAGTCGTAAGGTTATTCCCTGACTGGCCTTCGGTGCGACGCAGTAACTCTGCGACTTGAGAATCGGACAGCATGTTACGCAGCCGGCACCGTATCGACCGGAACCGGATCAGCGGCCGGGACTACAGCATCCGGCACGGTAACACTACCGTCGAGAACCATGGCGAACGATCTCCACCAATTATGCCCAGACGTAATCAGGCGCGCACCCATCTGCACAACCAGCGTCACAGTGACGTAGGCCCCACTTCCGTCCGTCGCATACAGCGGCACGTTATCCTCACGCACGATATTGCAGTGATAGCGCGGGCCGTCTGGCGTCGGACACTCACTCACATAGACAAAGGCTGTCGGCCCCCTATAGACAACACCATCAACCGAGACAATCGTATTTCCATACACGCTCGGATTGACGGTAATCGTCGGATCAGGCAACGGATACACAGTATCCGCCGCCGCCACAGCACTCGCCGCCAGCATGGCGGCAGCAATCGTTCCCTTAAACATAATCTCTCTCCGTTGGAATTAAGCAAATATCCCCTGTTTCGTCACTATAGCAGGAATCCTCCCTGCTGTCAACCCCTTCGCCTTCCTCATTACCCCCTGCCCTACCCCCCAGGTCTGCCGCGATGTCCGCCATTAGACGATCTAATGCGGCCCTAGCGCGCCTTTGAGCCCCCAGAGTATCCGGTACCCCCCTCATAGTCTCAGCATAGTGCCTCCCCTCACTACTGGACAGCCATCCCCAGTAACTGGCCTCAAGGCCGGCAGCCCGGGCAGTTTCTAAGATTGTGGCATAGCATTGCTGCCAGCGAGGATTAAACGCTGCCAGTTCGTCTATGAACTCGTTGGGCGGGATATAGTTAGGCATAGTATGCTTCATTGTTATACCTATGTATTATAGCACACTCAGCGGAATAAGTCAATACTGTAATTATATACAGTACTTGACAGCGGGCTCAGACTATGCTATAATAGGTAGGTAAATTGAGAATTTACACGCGCCGGGGGGAAACTTCCGTAGCAGAGAAAGGCGCGCTATAAGTACTCTGTCGGATCATGCCGACTCGGGATCATACCAGTCGCGTGTAACGCTCCCAGACTCTCTTGTGTTGTATATAAGCAACACTGGGGGGTTTGGGGGGTTATGCCGATCTGGGATCATCCCCTAGTGCAGAATCTCTCCCGGAGTAAGTCTACCCTTCCCCGCGATAGCGGGGCAATAGCGTACTGTATCTCAGGACTAAGGGGTAAACTAGCTAGCTTCTTTCTAGCCATCCTCAGAGACATGGTAAGACTTAGAATCTTTGTCCCATAGCTGTTACACTGTCTTTCCAGAGTAGCTATGCGCTTACGCGCTAGCATAAGCTTGTATTCAGTAGCCCGCACAGGTAATACGCTCCACGGTTTCTCGGATACGCTTTCTTAGAATATCTCCATCATAACAATTATAAGTTCCAGGTACTTCATCACGGATAGAATCTAAGAATGCGCCTATCTCGTTTAGTGTATGAGCGCAATCAGCCAGTAAGTAGGCAAGCTGTTCTTGTTCGTATTCATCCATTCCCATTTGTGTTCACCTATTGGGTGTATGAAATTACTTGGTGGTGGCGTAGACGACCATGGCAACACTGGCGACTGCCAGCATGACCACAACTCCTAGAGCGCACGCGATTAGCGGTAGGATACGCTCGAAGCTGGTATCTCGGATCATATTAGAGCGCGCCTATGCTTCGAAAGGGCTCTACGGCTTCCATGACTACGCTGCGCACAATGTATCGGTGCGGCTGCCCTGTAGCTATGTTGCGCAGCATGGCTGCGGTAGTAGCAGCGAATAGCGTCATGTACTGCGATGCCGGAGACTTACTCGGGTAGTAGGTGTCCAGCAGTCTGTAGCGTCCTGTTTCGGTATTCATGTCCGTTCCTTTTGCTTGATTGCCTCTCGGATTGCTTGGTCCAGAGCTGGACCATACGGTAGCACGTATGGATCAAGGCCCATGTACGCCTCGACGAAGTTTTTGCTTCTCAGGGCTTTGTACAAGCGCGCATACTCAACTGTTCGCGCTTGTTCGCGCGCTAGCCTATCTAAGTAGTGCATATTAATGCCCCTTGCCGCTGATAGCGGCGCGTCTAAGCATGACTCTATAGTCCCTATCGTCATTATCTCCCCAAGCGCGAAGCGCTGCGTACACGCCTAACTCCGCACCGTCGTCAAAGTATCCGGGCTCTTGTGACTTGGCGCGGTAGTAACTATTCTCGTTGTCTAGATGTGCGGCGCTCTCACGCTTCACCTTAGCTAGAGCGCGGTCTAGCGCGCCATTCTCGTCCGCCGACAGGGAGTAAGGCGTAAGCGCCAGCGGCCCGCCAGTGTACTTAGTTACCAAGCCCTGATGATAGGTAGGCGTCTGCAAGTCATACGGTAGGCTGTACTCGTTGCTGTACCAAAGCCCGCCTATCCAGCTCCCCTGATATTCATTGCATAGGCTAAACGTGCCGGTAGCAATATCCAGCACGCATAGCTTGTTACCGTAGCCTATGAATTTCTCATACTCTACTAGCTCCCGCTTATAGCTAGGGGAATCAGGGAGCATGCCGGTTAGATCTACGTAGTCGCGCACGAATACTAAGGTATCGGATTCATGCTCTTTCGCATCCTTGCCCGTGGCGTAGATAACGCCATTGTGCATAACCAGTGTCCCGCCATCGGTGCTGGCGTATGGGTGGCATAGGTCACGATTGATCGGCCCGTGAGTACGCCAGCGGAAGTGAATAGCAAAAGGCGTATTATTCTTAGAAAGCCTAGTCAAGAGAGCCCATGCTTTCTTGCTACTCTTTTTGCCGATGAATTTGCCTACACCTCCCGGCGACATTATGCCAATGCCATCGGGATTTTCTCGACGGGCAAACTCGAAGATCCGCCGTTCGATAGGCTCCCCTTTCGGGGAATAGATGATTAGACACATGGTTAGGCTTCCTCGGTTTCGGTTATAGTATCATGTCCGGTGAGAGCTGTCCAGCCCGGCAGATTCTTTTCGCTAAGAAAGGCGCATAGCGCGGGATAGTCTTTGCGCTTACCGTACAGCCAAGCTAAGAAAACATCCGCTCGTTCAATGTAGCGAGCGGCAGTAGCTTGGCAGTAGCGGACGAGAGCGTGACAGAATTCGATATTCTTGTACACGCGATCGGAACGCAGATTGCTACGGAACATGCGTAGCTCGCACGTTCCCCTGCGAGTAAGACCGAGAATTTCGTAGTGCGAACTATCAAGCTTCCTACCATCCGCCAGCGTTTTCTTAGTTTTCTGGCACCAATGCCCGGCACTACGCTGTGCGATGGTTTCCAGTAGCTTAACCATCTCAGGGGCGATGCTGTTAGTCATTACTAGCATCTTGCCGACAGTAAGAGGTGTCAAAGCGCGACGGTTGATATGGACGTGAAAGCCGCAGGTGCTGGTAGTTCCGGCGGCCGCGTGCGAGCGCACGTTTCTAAGAATCCGTTCCCAATTATGCGTGCGATGCTGTTCTAGCGTCATTGGCACAGATACGAGTTCCGCTCCGTTCTGTAGGCTCCCGTCTTCCTTGACTATGTACTGATCCCCTATCGGGGAATTAAGGGCAGAGAGCATTCCAGAATTATCCTCATCGTTGGATTCCATTTCCAATTCGATACCGAATACCAATTCCTTAGTATTGCGGTCGAATAGAAAGTGATTGAGAACATTTTCCCCATAGCCGAATATCTCAGGGCAATCCGGTTGCGGAACATTATCTTCCTCGGCATACCAAGTCTCGCTATCCCCGTGATAATAGGCATGTAGCCCTGCCCATGCGCGCGTTACCCAGTCGTCACTATCCGCAAGCCGGATAGCGGTAGCTTCGGGAATAAATCCGTTCTGCGGTTCACTCCAGAGATAAGAATCCCACAGAGATTGTGGGATCGCTGTTCCTTCGGGAGTATAGCGGCGGTCATCTTCCTCGCCATACATAGCGTCTGCTTCATGTTCTTCCGTGGTGGGCTCTCTAAGTAGATCCCCAGGTGTAGTTGCTTCGGGCATGGTAGTTACTCCGATTCCTTTGCGATGTCTTTAGTGATTAGCAGGATTGCCTTGCAGAATGTCTGGTCATCGTAGTTATAAGTATGAGTGTCGAAGCCTAGCGTCAAGAGAGCGCGCTGAACGCACTCTCTGGCGGACGCTGGCGGTACTCCCATGCTTCGGGCATTGCGGCGCATATCGCCGGCCATTGCCCGCAATACGGTGTTTAGATGAATCGTTGTGCATAGCGGTTTCATGTGGCACTCCGGTTGAGTCTAAGCAATTCCAACGGCTAGTACAGTATCAGACTGTACTAGCCTATGCAATAGCCTAGTTGCCTGCCTTAGCCAGCGCGGCGCGGATCACGGCGAGCGCGTCCAGGTACTCCTGTCCGGTAACCAGGTACTCGGCACGCTTCAGCGCCGCCAGCAAGTCGGGCGTGGCAGCGATAAGGCGAGCGTTAGCAGTAGAAAACGGAATGCGCTCGTCCGTGACTTCGTGCCGAAGATTCCAGCCTTCGTCGAAGTAGCAATTCCACGGCCCCGGTGTATGCCCGGCTCGGGCTACGCCGCTCGCCGGCGTGTGTGTGTTGCTGTTCATGTCTGTGTGTCTCCTGTCTGTGTGATTGATCCTACTGTAAGAGTAGCATGATCCGTGCCAATAGCTAAGTTCTTGATTCATAGACGCTGCATTGCATCATGAGTGACAATCCACGTCACATTGTGACCATGATCAGGTCACATTGTGACAATCCGTGTCACATGGCAACGCAGCAAGACTTAGATGCTCCCCCCAGGAGCCCTTGGGCGACGCAGACTTGCCCGAAGCTTAGAATGTGTCTAAACTGGGTAGAATGGGTGCGATCACGCGTACACATGTCTACTCATTAGACACGTGTCTAGTCGGTGGACAGGGCCTGTGGATAAGCTGTGGATAACTCTTTTGCAGTGCAGTATGATCTGGGATGGGAGGGGGGTGAGTTGAGCGGAATGAAACGGGTTACTTCTACTCTCCCCTTAACACCCCTAAATGCCTGTTTCCATTACAATTTTTTAAACTGGGGCAAGCTTCTTGCTGCACTGCAACATGACTAGTATTTCCTCTCTGTTTTTCTCTGTTCTGCGCCCCCTGGAAAGGCGAAGCGCAATGGGGAATAAAGAGGCATTTATCCCCTCCCGGGGGAATAATTTTTTACTATTTTTACTCTTTTTCGTTAAAAGGGCTTGACTTTTCTCTCAGGATATGTTATAATACTAAAGGTAAATGAGAATTTACTGTCTGATCGGTGTGCCAGACACAATAGCGCCGACGCCTATCCCTGTTAAACCCGGGGAGGGGGGAGCCAGCCAAGGGCAACCCCCATAAACAGCTAACCAAATAGCCAGCCGTACAAGTAATCGACTGGCAGTGCTGATAACTAGCGAGAGGGAGACGGAGTCGATTTCCGCTCCAGGCTTGGACATCTCTACTCTTAAGGGAGAGGGATGCACTCTACGGGTATGTTACGTGCAGCTAATTGGTGCGCTGCACTAAGACTAGTTAAATAGTCGCTCCGTCTTGGGACTTCGCTCCTTAAGACTAAGCTAATATGCGCCCCCCAAGGGGCGCTTAGTTAACTAATACTAATATAATCAATGACTTAGCAGCCCACTAGGGCTGCCTAGTTAAGTTAGTTAGTTCTTAACTGTTATGATCTTATATAATCCCGCTATAACTGCGTCTTGAGTAAGACCAATGGCTAAACTTACCGCATCCGCCAGAGCAGAGCTGAAGGCATCCGCCTTCGCTCTTCGTAACCGCCGGTATCCGATTGAGGATGAGAATCATGCCAGGAATGCCCTGGCAAGAGTCTCTCAGTACGGTACTGCTGAAGAGAAGGCTCAGGTGAGAGCTAAGGTACATTCCCGCTATCCTGAAATAGGCGATAGCGACTAAGAGTTTCTTTCCTCCGCTCTAAGAGCGGATAATAACACTTGATTGGGGATACTATGCTGTACGACTTCTCGAAAGTCCTGATTAACATTGATGGGACTGAAGGTAAGGAAGAGTCTGGTAAGCCAGCTTACATTAAGACCGCCTTTATCAATGCCCTACTGTCTGACCCGCAGGGGATTACTACCGCTGATAAGGCTAAGCGCTTTGCGCTCTTCCTTAAGCTTCAGAAGGATGAATCTCCTGACCTATCAGTAGATGAGCTGGCTCTTCTGAAGAGTGCTATTGAGGTATTCCCCACTCTGGTGTATGGGCAGTTAGCCGCATTCTTAGAACAGCCTAAGTAGGCTCTCTATGGTTCGGAACTACATCCCGACTGGAAAGCCTCCAGGGCGTCCTAGAAAGCCCATAGTCGTTAATGTCATAGAACGAGTCCAGGCTCCTAAAGAGCCGACTCAGACGCTCATTAATCTCCCTCCGCTCAATCTTGAGGGGATTACTGATCCTGAGAAGCTGATGAAGGCTGCGCTGTCTCAGACTATGGCAGCTCTCCATACCGAGCTTCCTAAAGCCCTTGAGAGCATAGCTGCCCGCCGTCCTGATGTAGTCATCCAGTTCTATCGGGATATGATCGAGTATCTGATGCCTAAACTCTCGCGTCTTGAGACCTCGGGCACTGTCAATGTTCAGCACCAGCACTTCGTTGCTGTTGAGGAGCGAGAGAAAGATCCTCGAGTTATTCCATCGACTGCTGAGGAAGTATCGACCGAGGCGGAGTTCGTTGAGTTAGAGAAGCTTCCGCTCTTCGATGATGCTCCTCCGATGGATACTGTTCCTATTCTCCCTACCACAGAGTGTGAAGAGCCTCCTCCTAATGAGTGATGAAGAGGCTGTTCCAGTCTGTGTCGACTGTCGCTTCTATCGCGACCCTAACACTTGTTTACATCCGAAAGCCTCAGCACGCAATGTGGTATTCGGAACTGCCGTGTGTCATGTCGAGCGCTACCCTAAGCATCCCTGTGGTCCTGATGGGAGGCTGTTCGAGGCATCTCTTCCGCTTCCTTCCTGGAAGCGTTACATTAAAGACCAACTGAAGCTGTGAGCAATGCCCCAAAAACATCCGGTGCGTGGCGCCCCCAGGAAGGGCCGCAAAAAGAAGCCATCCGCAAAGCGTGGGTTGAAGAACTCCTCTATGGGGGAGCAGCAGGCGGGGGTAAATCCGATTTCCTTCTTGGTGATTTCGGCCAAGACGTACCAACGGCAGGAGGCCCAGGCTGGCATGGCATACTCTTTCGTAGAACATATCCGCAATTGGAAGAACTCATTAAGCGCTCGCTTGAAGTCTATCCTCAATGGTTTGATCCGAAGAATAAAGGGCTTGTAAAATGGATGGTAGGGGAAAAGACCTGGAAGTGGGCTAACGGAGCTAGCCTCAAGCTTCGCTTCCTCGAAAACGAGGAAGATTGGATGGAGTACCAGGGGCATGCTTATGGGTGGATTGGGTATGATGAGCTAACTACCTGGGCATCTCCGACTAACTACCTGCGCATGAAAGCGCGATTGCGTTCAGCGCATCCTCACGTTAAATTCAGGCGAATTAGAGCGACTGCGAATCCCGGAGGCCCTGGACATTCCTGGGTGAAAGAATACTTCGGGATTGATCGCTACCCGCACGGTGGGATGCTCTTATCCCCTGAAGATGAATCAGGGATGAATAGACTGTTCATCGCCTCTCGCGTTCAAGATAATAAGATCCTACTTAAGTCAGATCCTGGGTATATCGGGCGTCTTAAGTCCCTAGGCTCTCCTGAGCTGGTAAGAGCGTGGCTTGAAGGAGACTGGAGTGTTGTTCAGGGAGCTTACTTTCCTGAATTCGATACGTCCAAGCACGTTATCTCCCCCTTTGAGATCCCGCTTTCCTGGACTCGCCTGCGGTGCTGTGACTGGGGGAGTGCAGCTCCGTTTGCCGTCTACTGGATCGCTATATCGGATGGAGTTCCTACCTACGATGGACGACGTTACCCTAAAGGGGCGATGGTTGTCTATCGGGAGTGGTACGGAGCTAAGTCTGCTAACGTCGGATTGAAGATGACGGCGGAGGAAGTAGGGGAGGGGATTCGGAACAAGGAAGTGAATGAGACGATCAGTGATTCTGTCATTGATCCAGCCGCCTGGGCTCAGAATGGCGGGCCATCCATAGCCGAGCGCATAGCGCGGGCAACGGATGGAAGTGTTATGTTCCGCCGAGGGGATAACAAGCGCCTTCCTGGATGGGATATGGTGCGAGAGAGACTCCGAGGAACTTCAGAAGGACCGATGATCTATGTCTTTTCAACTTGTCCTGACCTCATCCGAACACTTCCTGCGGCACAGCACGACCCTAATAAGCCAGAAGATCTGGACAGCTCTGGTGAAGATCATGCGCTGGATGCCATACGTTATGGGTGTATGAGCCGCCCCTGGACTACCGAGATTGCTCGTCCTAAAGAGGCACGGGTGTTAGGATACAAATTAGATGATCTGTGGAATGACCACGAACGTCAAAATCGACGAGTAAGGATGTAAATGGGAGCTTTGCGCGAACTATTGACGAGAGTGGTATCCGGCGCTGCCGGTAGCACAGCTCCGCCCACTGAAGCCGAAACTGTCGCTAAGTGGCAGGATGAATTGCGTCAGGCTAAGAAATTCTTCGAGCCCTTCCATAAGCAGGCGCAGAAGGCGGTTGATCGGTATTTGGATAACAAGAGCAAAGGGCAGGGAGAGGCGGTAGGAACCGCTCCGCTGTATCGGCTTAATCTGTTCCATTCCAATATTGTTACTCTGGAATCTATGCTGTATGCTAAGATTCCGAAGGCTGAGGCAGACCGAAGGTTCTTTGATCCGGCAGACGATGTTGCCCGTGTAGCGGCTGAAATGGTTACTCGGATCATTCAGAACGACATGAATGATCCTGATGATAAGTTGAACGATGTTCTGAAGAGCTGTTTACAGGATCGTCTCGTTAGCGGTCTCGGTACCGCTCGTGTCAAATACTACATGGATGAAACTCCGGTAGTTGACTACACGACAGGGCAGCAGGCCATAGACCCTGCTACGGGGCAGCCTCTCACGCAGAAGTCTGATGAGTGGTGCGATACTATTTATGTCCACTGGCGTGATATTCTCTGGAGTCCCTCTCGCGTAGCTAGTGAACTTCGCTGGAAAGCGTTTCGCTCCTACATGACGAAGGACGAAGTAGAGAAGCGGTGGGGAGTAGAGACAGCAGAAGCTATCCCGTACACCCGTAGCGCTCCGCGTTTACAGGCTGATAAGGCCAACGATATTGAGCAGGTTAAAGCAGAGGCTGAAATCTGGGAAGTGTGGGATGGAGAAGGAAAGCAGACCTGCTGGCTGGTGGAAGGATATAGCAAGTTCCTGGAAGTGCAGCCCGATCCTATGGAACTGGGCGGCTTCTATCCAGATGCTAAGCCGATGCTTGCCAATACGTCCACCTCCAAGTATCTTCCGAAGCCGGACTATTTCTTTGCGCAAGACCTCTACTCTGAGATTGACGAACTAGAAACCCGTATTGCGCTGCTGACACAGGCAGCTAAGTGTGTTGGTGTCTATGATCGCGGCAGCAAAGACATCGGACGCATGCTCAAAGAGGGCGTCGAGAATGAGATGATCCCGGTGGATAACTGGGCGATGTTTGCAGAGAAGGGCGGAATCAAGGGAATGACCGACTGGCTCCCGCTTGATTCTGTCGTTAACGCAATTAGCGTACTCAGCGCGCAACAGGCATCAAGAATCAATCAGCTCTATCAGGTAACTGGCCTGTCTGATATCATGCGTGGGCAGGCTACGCAGAATAATGTGACTGCTACAGAACAGAGGATCAAGGCACAATTCGGCTCTGGTAGGATTCAAGCCATTCAGGAAGAGTTTGCCTCCTTCACTTCTGACCTGTTGAACAAGAAAGTTCAGCTTATCCAGCGCTTCTATGATCCTGAGCGGATTAAACAGCTTTCCAACATCTTGAATACCCCTGATGCGCAACTTGCCGATCAGGCTGTGGCGCTGATTAAGAACTCAGATCAATTCAATATCCGCGTTGCGGTGCGCAGTGAGAGTATGGCCCAGGAAAACCTGGATGCCGTGAAAGAGCAGCGCGCTGCGTTGATTCAGGGGGTGGCGCAATTCCTCGGGATGGCTACCCCGATGATCGAGAAGCAGCCCGAATCCGCTCCGTTCCTTCTGGAGTTGCTCCAGTTCTCCGTGGCGGGCTTTAATGGGGCGGCTGAGATGGAGGGGGTTATTGACCAGTTCGCCGCGCAGGTGAAACAGAAACTTGCCCAGCCCCCTCCGCCTCCTCCGCCTGATCCTGCCATGATTAAGGCCCAGGCTGATGCTCAGGCCAAACAACAGGATGCTCAACTCGCGCAGCAACAGTTCCAGCAGGAATCGGCTCTTCGCCAACAGGAGATGCAGCAGGCGCAGCAGGAAGGCAACATCAGACTGATGGAAATGCAACAACAGATGCAGTTAGACAGAAAAGAGCATGCACTTCGCATGGCAGAGATCGCGGCTCAGTTAAATGCCATTGTGATTACTTCACAAGCGAAAGTTGATGCAGCAAAAGCAACGGCTGAGGCCAAGGTAGAGAATGCGTCGGCGGTATCGGTTTGATCCTGTAACAAAGTCTATGGTGGAAGTCTCCACCAAGTACAGCGCCCCACAGACCCACGAACTTCAAATGGATATTACTCCATTTAAGTCTCCGATCAATGGCGCCATTATTAACTCCCGCTCACAACTGCGGGATCACATGAAACGGCATGATGTAGTCTTTGCTGATGACTACAAAGAACATGCGGCCAAGAAGGCCAGGGAACGTGAAGAGCGTATTAAGGGGACACATCCTGAAGTACGTGCTGAGCGAGTCCGCTTTATCAGCGACGCCTTTGAGCGAGTACGGAATGAACGTATTGCCAAAGGGACGTGGAGACGATAATAACACTTTTGCCCATCCTTAAAGGAAGCACTTAAATGGCTGATTCGATTCGTGAGGCTCTTACTCAGGCGTTTGCTGCGGAAGAAAAGGAAGTCCCGACTCCCGCTCCAGAAGCCCCTGCTGCGACGATCCCTACTGTAATAGGCGCTGCTGAGCCTACTCCAGCCCCGGCGATAGGACAGGAACCTGCGGCTAAGCCCGCTACCCCGCCTCCGACAGCTACGCCGCCTAAAACGGAAGTTACCGATACTGGTACGCCGCCCGCCCCTCCGGCCGCTCCGGCTCCTGTAGCCGCTCCGGCCTCCTGGCGAGCTGCCGAAAAGGCATCCTGGGATAAGGTTCCTCCTGAAGCCCGTGCAGCCATCATGCGCCGGGAAAGCGAGACGCAGAGGGCCTTAAGCACCTCCGCTGATGCCCGCAAGCTCCAACAGAGCTTTACACAGGCTCTCGCCCCTTTTGAGCCGCTCTTGCAGGCGTATGGGGTAAAAGACCCCATCACAGCCATTGTGCCGCTCATGCAGACTCGTGCTGCTTTGGAAGTCGGTACTCCGGCGCAGAAAGCCGAGCTGTTGGCCAATCTAGTGTATCAATTCAACGTAGATATTAAGCAGTTGGACGATTACCTAGTGAGAGGGCCGAGGCCGCAGATGCCGGTACCGGCTACTCCGCAGTTCGATCCTAAGAGTGTTCCAGAACTTGCTCCGCTGTTTCAGATAGCCGAACAGTTCAAAGCAGCCCAAGCCGCTAAAGTGGACGCTGCTGTAGAGGAAGTGGCCGCTCTCCCGCACTTCGAGGATCTGCGGGAAGATATGGCAGATATTCTGGACTTGGCCGCACAGCGCGGCCGTCCATTGACAGTCAAGCAGGCATACGATCACGCGCTTTCACTAGCTGGCTTGGCGCCAGCCCCAGTGGCAGCAAGTCCGAATGTCTCTGAAGCGGCAGCTATTATGGCCCGAAGCCGTAGAGCTGCTTCATCCGTCGCCGGGGCGCCGAAAGGCAGCACTGGCGCAAAGCCCGCCACGCTCCGTGATGCTATCACGGCTGCGATTGACGGGTAAAGAAAAAGAGCCTACCCACTCGAAAGAGAGTTCGCTTTGTCTCGCGCCCCGACCTAGCCACACAGACCCATATTGGATCACTGAGTGCAGCTCAAGTTCGACGGAACGCACTACCAACAGTTAAAACCAATATAGGAGGATGCCCTAATGGCATTCGCAAATAGTTCAATTTCGGATATCGTTGCTACGACTATTCAGTCACGTACGCACGCTATTGCCGATAACGTCACGCAGAACAACGCTGTTCTTACGTGGCTGAGCAAGCAGGGGAACATGAAAACGTTCTCCGGCGGCTCTTCGATCTTGCAGGAACTTTCGTTCCAGGCCAACGGTAACGCCGGTTACTACAGCGGTTATGACCTTCTCCCGGTTGCGGCACAGGATGTCATTTCAGCGGCTGAGTACCAGATTAAGCAGGTTGCAGTGCCTGTGGTTATCTCTGGTCTTGAGCAGTTGCAGAATAGCGGTAAGGAAGAGATCATCGATCTGCTTGAGGGACGGCTTGCCGTCGCTGAGGCTTCGATGGCTAACCTGATCGCCAACGGCATCTACTCAGATGGCACGGGTTCAGGCGGCAAGCAGATCACCGGCCTCGGTGCGGCTGTCCCGGTTACTCCGACGAATACCTACGGCGGCATTGACCGTACCGTGTGGACGTTCTGGAAGAACCAGGTTGTCGACACCAGCGGTATTACTGCTGCTACCGTTCAGTCCTCGTGGAACTCACTCTACGCCAAGCTTGTGCGTGGTAGTGATTCTCCGAACCTGATTATCGTTGATAACGCCACTTGGCAGATCTACATGAACTCGCTCCAGGCGATTCAGCGTTTCCAGAACACCATGTCTGCGGATGCTGGCTTCTCCTCGGTTAAGTACATGAATGCTGACGTGGTTCTCGATGGTGGCGTGGGCGGTAACGCTCCTGCCAACACGGCCTTCTTCCTGAATACGAAGTATCTCTTCTGGCGCCCACACCGCGACCGTAATATGGTTGCCCTGAGCCCGGATAAGCGTTACGCCGTGAATCAGGACGCAGAAGTCAACATTCTGGCATTCGCTGGAAATCTCACGACCTCGGGCGCACAGTTCCAGGGCCGCTGGGATAATAACTAATAGGGGTGTCAGTAACATGAGTTACAAACTTGATTATCGGTATATCGGCGCTCCGCCGATTGAGAGTGTTACGCCGGTTCCGGCTACACTTTCTGCCCTGACCATTCCGCCCGGCATCATTGTCGAAGCGGAAGATCCGGTCTGGGGTCCGGGTGAGTTCATCTACGCTCGTGCTAACGGCACGATCCGTCTGTACGGCCTTTGCGTGCTGACGGAAGTCTGGGACTCGACCAATAAGGTGTACACGTACAATATGACGGAGTGTCCGACTACGACACTGCTGGCTAGGTCCGTGTATGTGGCGCAGGGAGTTGGTGCGGGTGTTGGCAGTGCTGTCAACGCCTTCACGGTTGGTCAGTACGGCTGGTTTATGACCAGTGGCCGTACACCGCTGAACTGTTCTGCGTCGGTGGCTGCTGCTGTTACTTTCGGGCATAACGCTGCTGGGCAGGGGACGACTAACGCGGTCTCTGTGCAGGTTGTGAATGCCACGACTGTGACTCCGGCCACTCAGACGGTTGTGTCTGCTGCTACGTTCGGGGCCTCTGGCGACACGCGAATCGGGCTTGCTTCAACGCAGGGCTTCTTCGTGGGTGGCTACGTCTCGGGTACGGGTGTCGGTGCGTCCGCCATCATCACGGCTGTTGACGACAAGAACAGTGTCATTACTGTTAGCGTCGCTAACTCTGCTGCGGTGACTGGTAACGTCACGATTACGTACAACAACGCTACGATTTTCTACAATGTCGTGTCGTTGAACCGTGCGTTTGCTCAGGGTGCTATCACCTAATGGAACGGGGGAGTCGGAGCAATTCGGCTCCCCCTTTCTTTTTTATCTAGGAGTTGACAATGGCGATTACTTTGACTAATGCTGGCTCGCGCATTACTGCGAATGCTGCTAACGTTGCTACGCAGATGGGCGGAGGCACGACTACGGCTGAGGCTACGATGATTGGAGCTTTACTGACTATTCTTAGTCGGCGTCCTGATCTTGCGCAGCCGCCTGCGTCTTTACTGACCACGACGGACGGCCAGCAAATCGTTACGCCGGGTTAATAGCCTTATGGCTATTTCTCCGAGTTTGACTATTTCCGGTGGGCGGGTGAGTATCACCGCGTCCCCCGGTCAGGCACCTGATTTCTTGAATGAAGGGATTGGGTACATGAACAATGGAAGTCTTGCTATAGATACTAATGCTGTAGCGGGATCGAATAGTATTAATGGTTTTGCGCAAAACTCCACAGGCGCGCTGTATGGTACGACGGTGACTGCTGGTAGTGACGAGTATCAGGCCGGGGCGAGACGCTCTACGGCCGGCGCACTTGTATATGTGGTAGGTGCTGCTACGCAGTACGGTAATGGAAACCCACAGGATGCTAACGGCGCGTTAGCTTGTATCTAGCATGGGCGCACAGTTCTCTCCATTAGGCAATACGCTAGTTCTGGCGATGTCAGTAGTGAGCGCTGAAGCGCCACTAACAGGGTCGGGACACGCCACTACGGTAGTTCGCTTGTACAATGATGCAACGAACGTGGCTTACTTCAAGTTCAGCGTCGGTGGGGGGCAGACGGCCACGTCTGCTGATAATTTCATAGCTCCTAAAGTCACAGAACTGTTCTCTGTTCCTCGTGAAATTACTCACGTCACGGCAGTTTTATCGAGCGGTACCGGGAATCTGTACTGCGTTAGAGGTGGAGGCGAGTAATGGCTCTTCGTGGGATTACGCCCCTTCCGGTTAGCGCTAGCGCGCCTGTAGATGCTACGTATGTAACGCTGTCTACTGACGCGACACTCACCAACGAGCGTGTTCTTACTGCTGGCACGAATATATCGCTGGTTGATAGCGGCCCCGGTGGTACGATAACGATTAATGCCACGGGCGGGGGTAGTCAGGCCGCCCTTCAGTTCCAGGACGAGGGGATTAATCTAGGGGCCTCTGGGACTGTAGATACGGTGAACTTTACTGGCGGGGGCGTAACTGCGTCTCGTGCCGTAAACACCGTTACAGTCAACATCCCGGCCGGCGGAGCTGGCACCTTTGCGATAACGGAAGTCGAGGTGGATTTCGGAACAACGCCCACATGGGACGCCAGTTTCGTAATCACAGATGCCTCCGTCGTTAATTCTACCTATAAGGTAATTGTGCAAGAATCAGGGAAGGCAGCTACTGGTAGAGCTACAGGTGACTCCCTCTGGGATTCTATTGTAGTCACCGCGCTTCCTGCCGCTGGCTCCTTCACCGCCCAATGTCGCGCTGTTCCTGGCCCCGTGGTTGGAAAGCGCAAACTTCATTATTCACTGGCAGCATAGACTATGGCAGTAATTGATAACGGCGCAAGCGTCTCGGGCAAAGCCAACGTAGATACGGGCTTTAACCTTAACGTTACGCTGCCTCGTACTCCAATCGCTGACTCCACTTCCGGTGTCGGCTTTGCCGCGCTTGCTGGAAAGAACGATGATGGTACGCAAGTTACGGGCGGGCGTATCCGCCGCATCTATGGTACCGAAGGGAACTATCTAGCCTCCGCTCAGCCCGCTCTGCTGTGGGATGATGCGTTTAACGCCACAGCGCAGAACACGGCAAACTATTTCTTCGGTGCTACGACAATGACCGGCGCACAGGCCGGCGGCTTCCTGATTCTCAACAACTCTTCCATCACCACGATTAACACGAACTGTGGTTATACGACGTGGAAGAGTTTTCCGATATTTGGTAAGACAGAGACGCGCTGCAACACATCTGCGCTTCTAACGACTGCCCCTCAGACCAACTGCACGATTGAACTAGGGCTGATTTCAGTAGCAATTCCTGGCGCTGCAGCGCCGTCCGATGGAATTTTCTTCCGCTACAACGCGAGTGCAGAACTTCGTGGAGTAATCTCATACGCGGGCGTTGAAACGCAGACGGCTGCGATGACGGTTCCGTCAGCGAACGTAGTCCACGATTACTTGATTGTAGCACTCACTGATTCAGTGATGTTCTACATTGACGGCGTGCTGGCTGGTAAGATTGTTCTCACCACGGATGCTCCCGGCCAAGGCCAGCCCTGCCAGCGCGGCACACAGTCATGGACGGCCCGCGTAGTTAACGGAGGCTCGGCTCCTGCCGCCGCCACGCAGCTTAAGATCACGAATATTATCATTACGCAGCTAGGCTCTGATCCCGTGCGTACGTGGGCGACGCAGTTAGCCGGAGTTGGGCGCTCGCTCTATCAGGGGCAGAACGGCGGGACGATGGGAACCGCCGCGCTGTACACGAACTCCTTAGCGCCGGGTGCCGGCGCTGCGATGACCAACACGACGGCTGCCCTAGGCACGGGACTGGGTGGCCAGTTTGCCGCCTTGCCCACATTGGCTGCAAATACCGACGGCATCATGCAGTCGTTCCAGGTGCCAAGCGGCAGCAACACACAAACTCCCCGTAACCTGATTGTAACTGGCGTTCGTATTCAGTCTGCTGTCACGACTACGTTGGCCAATGCCGGCCCGATCATCTACTTCTATTCACTGGCCTTTGGGCATACTGCTGTGTCCATGGCTACTGCCGAACAGACCAGCTTTACTTCTGGCACTACGAAGGCCCCGCGCCGCATCCCCTTGGGCTGCGAAGCATATCAAGTAAATGCTGCGATTGGTTCAATTGCGACGCCGCACGGCGGCATTTATATTAAATTCGATACGCCGATCTTTGTTGAGGCCGGTTCATTTATTGCCATTTGCGCGAAGAATGTTGGCACAGTTTCTACTGCCGGCGTAATCACGTTCTTGGTCACTTACGATGGGTACATGGAGTAATCATGGCAGCAGGTCAAGCAGTAATCGCATATCCAGTACCAGCGACAAACGCAGTTTCGGCGACCGCTGCCGTAAGCACGGGTGTGACTCTTACGATTCCTGCGGCGGGCGCAGGACTGTTTAATTATATCACGCATCTTGAAATTACCGAACTCTGTTCCACAGCAATTGCGGCTGGATCGGCTGCGCCGATATTGGTTACGACCACGGGCATTACTGGAACACCTACTTTCAGCCTAGCCCAGCCTATTTCGGCCGTAGGCGCTCTGATTGACCGCATTCAAATATCTTTCGGCGTTCCCCTTAAAGGATCGGCTGCAAATACGGCCGCTACGATTGTAGCTCCCGTGTCTACTGGTGTGATCTGGCGCCTTAACGCTTTCTACTATGTTGACGTTTAATCCGGATGGACTAGCCGGTTATCTAGTCCTAATAACACTTAGTTGAGGATACTATCATGGCTATGAACGATGATTATGAGATGCCTAATGTGGACACTAGTGAGGCTGATCGCCGCCTAGTAGTTCGCTTCTCCCTCCAGCCGCGCATTGATTCGCGCAGAACGGAAGAGGAAGGCAGAGAAGTATATCGGGACGTTGAGTTTGTTACGATCCTGATTCCGGGCGATAAGACTCTGACGATTAATCGGCCTGTGATGGCCTCTGATAAGCAGCGCTTTCCGCTCCAGTATCAGGCATTCAAGAATCGTCAGGGCGAGGCACTGGTAGGGACGCCGCTTAGTGCGTGGCCTCTGGTAACGGAATCGCAGCGGCGCGAACTGGACTACTTCAATATCCGCACGGTCGAGCAGCTTGCCAACGTCGCTGATAACTTCGCCAGTAGCATGATGGGAGTTCATGCCCTTAAGCAGAACGCGCAGCAGTATCTGGCTTCTGCTAAGGACGCAGCTCCTACGCTTAAGTTGCAGAAAGAACTGGAAGAGCGCGATAACAAGATCGAGGCTCTCCAGGATCAACTCAAGAAGCTTGCCGAGAGAATGGAATCTTTGGGGACGACCGCCAAGGCGGCCAAGTAAGGAAGATCAATGGCGCAATACGATACAGCAGCGGACATTATCAACTCGACAGCCGTCGAGTGTGGCTTAGCCACGGCTAGTGACCCGTTCAGCTCGACTGCGCCAGAGATGATCCAACTGCGCACGCTCCTGACCAATGCCGGAAGGGAGCTTGCCAGTGGTCTTTATGAGTGGCAGCAGCTTAGCAAGAGCTATTCGTTCTCCACTGGGGCTGTCCCCCCGTCTGATGGGCTCTTTACCCTTCCGACTGACTTCGGTTACATGATTAACCAGACTGGCTGGACGCCTACATCTGGCGGGCTGGGCCTGCCGCTGGCAGGGCCGTTGAGTGAGCAGACGTGGCAGGCGTTGGTTAATACTAACCTAGCCGCTTCGACGATCTACCTGTCGTTTAAGATCGCTGATCGCAAGATACAGATTCTTCCGAAACCTGCCCCTGCGAACCAGACGATTAATTTTTCCTATCAGTCACAGAACTGGGTGTTGGTTAATGGTGGCTCTACAACTGCCAATAAAGTAGCTAACGCAGCCGATGTCGTATTATTCGATGCGATCCTGATGGTTAAGTTCCTGGTCGCCCGTTATAAGCAGGCGAAGGGACTTGATGCCGGAGCTGCACTGGAACAGTTTCAGGCGATGTTCGCCACTTTCACTTCTATCAACACTCCTGCGGAGATTCTTAGCCTCTCTGGCCGAGCCGGCTTCCCCTATATCAATGTTTGGACGAATCTTCCTGTTAGCGGCTTCGGACTTTAACTGATGGGTACTGGATTTGCCGTACAGAAGGGGAGTATGCTCGGGCAGAAGCGTCCGGCTAATCTACAGGGCGTTCCGTTCCCGGCCCCAGTAGGCGGGATTAACGCTGTCGATCCGCTGGCGTCTCTTGAGCCTAGCTTCTCGGTATTAGCCAACAACCTAATTGCTGAAGGAAGGGGGCTTAGAGTACGTTCTGGGACGCAGCAGTTTGCTACCAACGTCGGTAGTTCAGATATTCGTACGATCATCCCTTTCGAGGGGGCGACCGTAGCCACCAATAAGCTGTTTGTTACTGGTACGGCTGGAATCTACGATATTACGGCAGGCGGAAGCGGGGCATGGGCTACTTCTATTGCCTTCGGCACGACTACTGGCGATGCGGGCTTTGGGGTGTGGACCGACTTCGTGCTGGATAATGGCGCGCATTACGTATTCTACGCTGATGCTGTAAACGGCCTGTATCAATACCCATCAGGCGGCCCGTGGGTAGCGACTGGAGCCGGCATTACCGGCCCGGCAGGCGGATCAGCTACGCTGATGTTCGTGGTACAGCACAAAGGGCGCCTGTGGTTTGTAGAGAATAATTCTGCACGAGCCTGGTATCTAGCCGCTGGTGCGATTTCCGGCGCTGCTACACGCTTCGACTTCGGCAACAAGTTCAAGCACGGTGGTACGCTGGTTGGGCTGTGGAACTGGACGGTGGACGGTGGTATCGGTGTTGACGACCACTTAGTGGCGCTCAGTTCTGGCGGAGACGTGATCGTCTACAAAGGAACTGACCCCTCCGCCGCCGCAACTTGGGACGTGGTAGGCCAGTATTACATAGGCAGCGTTCCGGCGGGGCGTAGACAGGGGGCTGCCTTTGGTGGTGAGTTGTTCCTGCTGAGTCAGCTCGGTGTACTCCCGCTCTCCAAGTTGATCTCTGGCGCCCCAGTACAGACAAACGATATTTACGCTTCGCGCAACATCTCCCCGCTGATTACAACCGAGATGGGAGTGTCCCGTACCACGCAGGGGTGGGAACTTAGAAATATCCCTAGCGAAAACGTCTTTATAGTCTCTGTTCCTAAGCAAACAGGACTAGCGTACAAGCAGTATGCCATGTCGACACACACTAGCGGGTGGTGTGTCTTTCAAGACCTAGAGTACGTTACGGGAGATCAGTGGAACGGTACGTTCTATATAGGCTCTGCTGGCGGCGTAGTCTACAAGATGACAGGGCATAGCGATAAAGTATCGCTTACTGGAACTGGCGGTAACGCCATTACCTTCTCTCTCATTACCGCGTTTTCAGATCTGGGCGAGAGCGCGCTGTATCATCAGGTACAGCTTTTGCGCCCGATCTTCCGGGCTTCGGCTGTCCCGAGTTACAGTATCGCCGCGCGATATGACTACAACACAGATGATTATAGCGGAACTGCTATATCAGCCACTACGAATGCTTACTTGTGGGATGCGGCGAACGCCATATGGGATACGGCACTGTGGGGAGCTGACGCAGCTACCATCGAGTCGGTGACTGGCGGAACGGGGCTTGGTAGAGCCGTTGCAGCGGTGCTACTTGGCACTAGCACGGGCGAGACACTACTTCTAAGAATAGACTTGATGTTTACGACAGGCGGCTTCCTGTAACATGCCTAGTATCGTGCCGGCTACCGAAGAGGATAAGCGCCTCTTTGAGAAGTCTACCGGATATTGTGTAGGTGAGCATTTTCGAGGGATTAAGGCTGTCAGCCCTAATGGCGTTTTACTGGGGATGGTGGGGTTTGACCACTGGACGCCGGCGAGTGTACAGATACACGTCTGGATAGACAGTCCTCTGGCCCTGAAGGGATACGCGCTGATTAAAGAGTCGTTGCGTTATGCCTTCGTCCAAGCCGGGAAAAAGTTGATTGTAGGTGTTACCCCGTCTAATCTGCCGAAAGCTCTTAAATTCAACGCGCACATAGGCTTTAAGCAGATCGCTGTGATTCGAGATGGATGGGATGTAGGCGTAGACATGATTATTACCGAGATGCGCCCCGACTCTTGTCGGTGGCTGTAGGAGCGAGCGAACTATGAGTATGGGACAAGGACTAGGAGTTACCGGGCCGGGCAGCCCTTCACAGGCGCCTGGGATGTACTCCGCGTCTAACCCTCCGCCTCTTCAAAAAGCCGGCATTGGTGGCGGGAATTCGGCATCCGCTCCTCCTAATTTTGGCCCCATAGCTCAGGCTATTGGAGGCTCTCCTACGCAGGCAGGAGTTATTCCTCCGATGCAGGTACAATCTGGAGGGGGATTTCCGGCTACTCCGGCGGCTCCTCCCTCCCCTTCGGTAGTGGGCGCCCCGTCTAGCGCGCCGCCGTCCTATACGCCCCCTCCGACAACTTCGACCGCACCATCAGTAAGCGGAGGGACGCCGCAGGCTACCGCCGCGCGGATGTTGCGAACCAGAACTTCTAAAGGACCGCTGGCATGAGTAAAAGCACTCCCGCTCCGCCGGATTATACAGGCGCTGCTGAAAAGCAAGCCGCTTCGTCTAAAGAGAATCTGACTACTCAGAACTTTGCGAATCGGCCGACTATCTATACTCCATTCGGCAGTCAGACGTGGCAGACAGCGGCCACGGTTGATCCTGCCACTGGGCAGAAGGTTACTAACTGGACGCAGAATAATCAGCTCACGCCGCAGGCGCAAAGCGCACTAAATAGCCAGCTTAACATTACTCGCGCTCGCTCTGAGATCGGCAATAACATGCTGAATCGTGTAAGCCAAGAGTACGGCCCCACGATGGATTGGAATAAGTTTTCTCCCGGCGGAAGTGCTGTTGGGGGAGGTAACTACTACACCGGCAAGGCCGGTGATGCTCTGATGCAGCAGTTTACGAGCCGCATGGAGCCGCTTATGGCTCAGAAGGCAGATGCTGTGCAGACACAGCTTCGCAATCAGGGGCTCTCCCCAGGGGATGAGGCGTACGATCGGCAGATGAAGCAACTGGAGCAGGAGCAGAATGATGCCCGTCAGTCCGCTGCTGCGCAGGCTACACAGCTAGCCGGCCAGGAAGGCAGTCGCATGCAGGGGATGGACATTGGAGCCGGCGGCTATAACACGCAACAGCGCCAGCAGCAGATCGCAGAAGAGATGCAAAAGCGCGGCTTCTCTCTTAACGAGATCAACGGGCTACTTAGTGGGCAGCAAGTGGGAATGCCTAATATGCCTTCCTTCTCGCAGGCCGGGCAAGCCCCTGCTACTAACTACATGGGGGCGGCGCAGAATCAGTACGGTGCAGCGCTGGATGCGGCTAATGCGCAGAACGCTGGGTGGGGTAATCTCGCAAGTATGTTCGGAAATCTTGGTGGCGCGGCTATCAAGGCATGGGGATAAGATATGGATAATCAGGATGACGGCTTAGACAGTATTGCCTCTCTTAGCGGGCTTACTCCTGAGCAGATTCAGGCTCTCCTCGCTAGTATCGGAGATCCGGCTGAACTACAGGGATTGCAGGGACAGAGTGATATAGCGGATAAGCTCCGTAACTATCAACCTGAAGCCGGTACGATGGCCGGTAGGGTGTATGTCCCTAATATCGCCGGGGCAGTTACGCAGATCGGTAGTGCGTATGCGGGAAATAAGCTTGCCCAGAAAACAGATCAGGCGCGAGAAGGTATTTATAAGCGCGAGGCGAGCAGTCTGGAAG